AAGTGGAGATCCTTCTACTTGTACAGGAGGATGAGGTTTAGGGTCGGCAATATTCACCCCTTTTGATTTCATTATATTGGTAACCCCTGATTCATCAAGAGAAGTAAAAATTCTTGTAAGAGGTTTACCATCCTTATTTCTTTTAACACCAAACTCAATTTTATAATCGACAGGTAATTTTAATAAATAACCCGTAGTCATACTTTCTAAAAAAGGCATACAACCTTTAATAGTACGTTGGTGTGTTAAATCATTAGGGTCAATTTTACCGTGGTCTAATTTTTTATACCACTCGGGTATATTAGTTTTAATAGGTGTGGGATGATCTTCGTGTAAATCGTAATAGTCTTTAGGAGCTAAAAACTCAATTGTTTTCATTTTAGTGTCTTACACTAAAAACTTATTTAGAGCAAGAATTATCTAAATGTAGGTATCCAAGTAATTCCCTGATCCTCTGCTATTTCAGGAACAGTTTTTTTAATAGGGTATGACAATCCAGAAAGATCTTTACTTTTTAAAGAATTAACTTGAGCAGTAAATTCTTCATCTACACCATCTGCATTTAAATTATTTATAGCTGCTTGTAGATCTTCTAAAGTATCCCAAGTTGGAATATCGTTTTCAGTTTTTCCATCAACATAAGAAGGATTACTTAAAACTATATTTCCTCCATCATCATAGGATGCACTTTTTCTTTCTAATCTAATATCATTGTATTGTGAATCATTAATTTCACACACTTGATATCCTATTTCTGTAAAAGAAGTAATATCTGTACCAGTAGGTTTTAAATGGACTAAAGTTCCTGCCTGATTAGGGCTATTTTTATTAAAAATTGCATAAGCCATATTTTAACCCTCCCATATCCATAACCAGCCAGCGCCACCAGGATTATTTCTACCACCGCCTGCACCATTATTCCAAATCATTTTTCCACTATTATTAGTAGTTGGATAATCTCCCATTGATGCCAAGCCCTGATTATTACTCCAATCAAAAATTAAATCTGTTGCATCTGCGCTACCTGGACTTCCTGATGATCCGCCTGAAGGTGTTTGGCCTTGTCCTCCATTACCGCCATTAACTGAAAAGTTGTGAAAAGTTGTTGCTCCTCCCGCATTACCTGGATTTGCTGAATTACCTCTACCACCGACAGAGTAAGGTGCACTAAACGGTGCAGTAACATCATCATGATAGTAACCAGCTCCGCCATAGCCACCACTTCCAGCAGGGTGAGAATTTCCTGTGCCTCCTCCACCGCCTCCAGCTTGAAGGTAACAACCAATTTTTGTTGCTGATGGTGATGCAGCATAGTTTCCGCTTGCGCTGCCTTGTAAAAAACCTGCAGCATTCCAAATCCATCCTCCGCCTCCAGCAGAACCTGATGAAGCAGCCGTCACTCTTCCTTGTGCATCAACTGTAATTGATGCAAGAGTATAAGATGCTGCTGTTACAGCAGTATCAGCTAATTGATCGGGTCCTACAGCATCATTTGCAATTTTAGCACTAGTAACTTGAAGCGCTGAAATTTTAGCTGTAGTAATTGCATCATCTGGAATTTTAGCTGTAGTAACTTGGTTCGCAGAAATAGCTGCAGTTAAAACTGCATTATCATCAATTTTAGCACTTGTAATGGCATCGTCAGCAATTTGTGCACTACCAACTGTTCCACCTAAAGTATCTAAAGATATTTCTTTTAAATTTGTTCCATCTGCATAAGCAGCATAAATTTTTGCTGCATCTAAAGTAAAGCCAGTTCCTGATGCAGTTTTAATTGTAAGATTAGCTGGATTACTTAATCCTGTTGCATCAAAAATATAAAATTTTTCTATTCCATCAGGTATAGTACAAATTGTACTTGCAGCAATAGAAGCGGTAGCAAATTTAATAACCATATTTCTTGCATTTGATAAAGCTTCTTGCGTCATTGCTAACGCTAAAGTTCCACCACTTGAAAGTGTTACTTGTTCATAACCTGCAACTGCTTGTTGAATTAAGTTTAAGTTTGTATTTGTTTTATCTCCCCATGTACCAGCGTTTTCGCCAGTCACCATTAGTTCGAGTTTTAAATCTGTTGAATATGCCGATGTCATAAATTTTTCTCTCCTAAATAATTATAATTTTACCTTAATCAAGCTGCTAAATCAACCTCTGTCCATACATTGTTTACATTAGGGTCAATTTCAGCCCATGCGGTAATACCTACACTTCCTACAGAAATAGTAGCAGAATTACCTGTTACAGGTACTACTCCTGATCCTGTAATAGTTACTGAACCGATTGAAGAACTAAGAGCTACTCCTGTTACATCATATGCTGATTCTTCTACAGTATTACCTAAAGAACCAGTTAAAAGTTGGCCTGTTACAGGTTCTACGGTACTTTGAATTAAAGTAATAAAACCTAAAGCTGTTGTAGAACGAATACCCGTTACATCAACTGCTGTTAAATTTTCAGGAACTACTACTCCTACTGAACTTGATAATTGTATACCCGTTACATCAACCGTGGCTGTTCCACTTAAAGATACACTACCAATACTAGTAGTTAATTCGTGTTCCGTAGCATTAACAAAAATATCTTGGTCAATTTGTAAAGAAAAAGTTCCTAAAGTTAAAGCTAACGCTTGGCCTGTTACATCAACCGTTACATCAGTAGTGACCGCTTCATTTCCAAGAGAAGAAGTTAAAGATAGACCTGTAACACTAACTGAATAATTATCGCCCCAAGCAAAACTACCCCAAGTTTCTCTACCCCAACCTTCACCAGTTAATAAACCTTCATCAATGGTTGCAGTCCCAACACTTGTGGTTAAAGATTGTCCTGTAACATCAACACCAATACCTACAGTTTCATTACCTATACTTGTGGTTAAACTTTGTCCTACTGGGAATGCATCATAAGAAATTCCTGCAACAAGACCTGCATTGGTAACTGTTAAAGCTTGTCCTGTAACCGATACATTTGCATCTGCTGATACTGATTGAAGTGTTCCTATACTTAATGTTGCCGCAATTCCTGTAACATCTTGGTAAACACCTGCTAATTCACCCCAAGCATTTTCACCCCAAGTGTCTCCACCCCAACCTATATTTACATCTGAATCAATATATACAGTCCCAGTAGTTGTAGTTACTGAAACGCTACTTAGGGTAACAGAAAGATCACCTAATGATCCCCAGTTTTGAAAACCCCATGTTTGTGCACCCCAAGTAGCTGCCATTTCATTTTATTCCCTATGCAATTCTTAATATTGCAGCCGAAGTAGTATAAGCTGGAAATTGAATAGTAAATGTTCCTGCTGTTGCTGTTTTATCTCCACCAAAATCCAATACTGCTACAGCTGGATCGTTACTTGCTGTATCATTGTAAATTAATGCGCCTCTAGCTGTTAAAGTAACTCCTGTAAAAGATAAGTTACTAAAATCAGTAATAGCCACTCCAGTACCAACTGAAGTTCCTGAATTAACTAAAGCTTTTCCACCTGCAGTATATCCTGATGGTGAAGTTACTTCGTTTCCTGTAGTATAAGAAGTTGTACTTGCTCCTAAAGTTGCCGAGTTTGTATACATTGCAAGTTTGAATGTATTTCCACCTGGATTACTAAAATTGTGTACTGCTTCTAGCAATTGCTTTTTAAAAGAATTAGCGATTGCGTTTGTTGTTATTTTCATAATTGTCCTCCTTTATAATTTTATTTGGTCAATTTGTTCGGTGATGGTGAAGGCACCACAACACGTGGTACACCATCCTCAAATTCTGCACGTCTTCTTCTCCCCATTTGTTGAAGAGCAAAATTCTGTACTTCTTCATCATACTTTGTTTTATAGAGATTGTATATATTCTCTGGTCCTTTTAAGTATCTTAAAGCTTCAGCTAAAACCCCATGTAATAGCATGGCTTCTTGATAAGTAGATATATAAGTATCCGTAGTTGAAGTAAATTGTGGGGGATCTTTAATAAAGTTCAATTGAACTTGATATGCAGAATCAGGTGTAGGGGCTACTAAAATAATATTACCTTGTTGAACATTATCTTCCCAATTAGCCCAATATTTAGGAAGTCCTGTAGCACCATCGTTGTTATATTCTGAAATAAAACTTGTATCTCTTTTTTCTAAAAAAGTTCTTTCTCCACTATTAATTGCTTGAACGGATCTTACAATCATACAATCAGCAGGTAAACTTACATATCGATTACTTGCAGTAAAATTAGAAAGAGAGTATTTTCGTAAATCATCATAATCAACTTTTCCTGCTAAGTCTAATTCTACATTTCTTATAAAATCTTGAATGATAGCATCAGTTAAAACATTACTACTTACCTCAGTATAGTTTCTTACTTGTGTTAAAAAATTTGAATAAGTTATTGCCATTATGATATTACC